ATCAGCCGGTACAACCCTGCCTTCTGTGATATATAAATATATATCTATGCCGGTATCTCTCGCCAACACTCTAGCGCGCGTTGCCTTCCATTCGCTGCTATTATAAAAAGCCTTTGCCGTTTGGTTTCTGCAATGTGCATCATATTCCTTGTGGCGTTCCCGGTTCTCTGCCGTCTTGTTTACGGTATGCGCTTCACAATACCGCACACCCTGCGGTACTAACTTATTGCAGCCGTTTCTATTGCAATACTTTAACAATGCCATTCTTCCACACCTCCGGGCATAAAAATAAAGCGGCTGTTTCTGTTTAGAAAATGCCGCTTTTAAATCGTTGGTTTTTGAATTGTAAATATCTTAACATAGTTAAACGGACTTGTGAAGGGCGTTAAATCGGGCGTGTTGTCAAGTGCTTTATTTCGCCTGCTGCCGCCCGCCGCTTATACTGCATCGGAACCGAAAAGAAATATAGCCATGTCGCGCACAAGTGCGTTTTTATAATTCCTTACGGTCTTTTCGTTTAGGTTCTCATTATACCCCTGCTGCCCGCCTAAAATATCCGCTATTTCCTCGAATGTATAAACCTCCTCTACCTGTTTGCCATTCTCTACCGTTTTCTTTCGCTGTAAATAGCGCATTTCAATTACTTCATAACCCTTTTTGCCTTCAATCTTTTTTAAAGCCTTTTCTATGCGCTCTACATCGTTTTTGCTGCGGTTATATGACGCTATTCTGTCCTCTAATAGCTGATCTTCGTCCGGCTTGTCAACCTTGTTTTTCTGATACCTCACAATACTACCCGATGTTGATTTTTGGATCATTGCTAAATATCCTTCTTCGTCTGCGACGTGTTCTTTTAAAATGTTGAAACAATAAAGAATTTTCTCGGTATTCTTAAACGCCTCGTCTTTCATAGCTTTTTGACGCTCCAACCACGAAATACTATTCATTTTCTTAAATACCTCGTCGATTGTTACCGCTATTGTTTCCTTAATCTCTTTTGCTACCGCCATTTTCTAACCTTCCTCCACTTCTCCGAAATATTTTATATACTTGTCCGGCTCGTTTTCGCCGATCCACTTTTTAACCTCTTTTTGGTTTGGCACCTCTAACGTGTTCACATTTATATTGTGAAAAAATACAACGCCTTTTTTCGTTATGTAAATTTCCTGTACCTTGTATTTGAACGCGTTTACTACATCACATATCTTCGTTGCTGTATCTGTGTCGAAAAGCCTTGTTATTTCTTTTGCTTTACCGTCTATCATGGTTTGATATGTTAATATTGCTTTCAATTTGCATTACCTCGCTTTCCTGCTGCCTCTGCTGTGTTATTACTTTCGTTTGGAATACCTGCAACGCCGCATACTGTCGGCGGCGTTTTTCTTTATCGCTTATAAGTGCCGTCATTGCCTCTTTTAGTGCCGTTGCTAATACTAACGCCGGTTGCTTTATCATTTCCCATAAATCTAATATTGCTTTCTTAGCTCTCTCGAAAGCTGCAATAACTTTTTCTCTGTGTTGCATTGTGCGGGTTGCTGTTTTTATGGATATGCCGCGCGGCGGGTTGATACCGAAACGCTTTTTAAACTGTTTCTTTTTCTGTCGTCTGTTCATTTCGTCCTCCTTGCAAATATTCTTTTTATGCTTTCTTTGCGCTCATGCAGCCAATATTTAAAGACTGCTTTGTAAAATGCCTTTGTTTTCTCTTTCATGCCCGCCTTCCTATGCCTCGTATGTGCTTGTATTTGTCTTGGTTCGCGTTACTTTAATAATTCCCTTTGTCGTGATGCTGATTTTCCCTTTTATGCCGTTTCCCATGTCTACGGTTGCCGATTGAATAAAGCCTTCACATATCGGGTAAACAGTTTTATGCAGCAGGTCAACTGCTGCATCGGGAACTATAACCGTTGTGTTATTTTCTCCAAAAAGAAGATCTATTTTGTTGTGCGCTCTCTCTTTTTGGCTTTTCTTATGTGTATATATGCGCGCGTTCACACATTCGCAGGTTTCTGTTGCCAACTCGTCTATTTCTTCTTGGCTCCACTCGCTTAATACTTTTCGCATCGCCGCCTGCTTGCAAAATTTACATGATCCGGTTTTGGTTGTTACCCCCCCGCTGTTCGTTCTGCTTTTTCTACAATATCCGCTAACACTGTTTCGTACCTCCTTCGTATAATTTGTTTACTGCTGCCATGATCTCGGCGGCTTTCTTGGTTCCGATGCCCTTTATCTCTGAAATCGCTACCGCAATATCTGAAGGTTTTACCCTGCTGCCCGCCGTCTTTTTGCCGTCCTCGTACCCTGTGTTATACATATTCACTACAAAAGTTTCCATTTGCTTGTGATCCATACGTTTAACGTTTTTATATTGTTCTCTGTTTAATTTAATACCTTTTGCCATGTGTGCCTCCTTAAAATATCCTAAAATATATTGCATATACTTTTTGTTCTGCTGTTAGTTCTCCTAACATTCTTTCAAACTCTGCCTGCGGCATAATCTTTATTTTTATTCTTAATTCCCATAAAAATAAATATATCTCTGCTATTGCTTTTCTAATCTCTAACATGAACCGGAACCCGCCTTTGTTTAATCGTGCATAATTGTACCGTCTGCGTTATATCTGACACTTACGCCGCCCGCGTTATTGTATATGTAATGCACCTGTGTATCGGGATCAATCCATTCATAAACGCCAATGTCTATATTGTCCGTTGCCTCTGCATCGCACCCGGTTAATGCAAGACCAATAGTAATTGTTGTTACTGTAATAAATAACAGCTTTTTGATTTTTCGGATCATAAATCGCCCTCCCCTTTGAAATACTGCGTTATTCCCTCTTTGCAATCCGCGCCGGTGTATGGATTGCAATTTGTACCTTCTTTTGCGCAACGCTTACAAGTCTGTTTCTCATTCCTGTACTTTCTTAAAAACGCTATTAACTCGTCGTCGTTCATGCTGCGTATTTTATCCAATCTGCTCATGTATTCCTCCTATTTGCCGTCGAACATATTAAATAGCATTGATACCGTTTCATCTTTCCCAAATATCGCCGCTGAAAAAAATAGAAAAACTATCTTTTCCGCTTGTTTGCTATTCTGAAATACTTCAAATGCGCCGTTATAAAGGTATGTCGCTTGTTTCCCCATATCAGAAAACGCCGCTTTTTGTTCTTTATCCATTTGCACCTCCTATATTTCCTCAATTCCTATTATGTTTATGTGTTGTCCTAATTTCTTGCGTGCCTCTGCTGTTTTTATACACTCGTCTTTTAGTATGGTTCTTATTCTCATACCTTCCGTTATTGCTATTTCTCTTAAAACAACAAATTTTATGTCGTATTTATTCGCTGCTGCTTGCTGTTTTAAAAACTCTAACTGCTGCGTTTTTACCAAATACGGCATATTGTATTCATTGGCTAAATATAGCGCTGCCTCTGTTTTTCCTATTCTTCTTTCGGGTGTGTATATAATAAAATCCTGCCCGGTTATTTCTTCTACCGCGATTTGCTTACCAAACCGATCCATACTATCGTGTAGCACCGCAAAACATTCTTTTAATTCCGGTTCCGTGCGCTGTGCTGCTGCCTTGTTTATTGCTTCGCGCGTCCGATGCGTAATAAATACATTTCCTGCCTTTATTGTTTCTTTATCTCTCATAAACCGGTACCTGCCTTTCGTTTATCACAAAATTGTTTTCTCTTACCTCTCCGCGTGTTTTTATTGCGCAAGGCTCTAACCCTAAAACCACATACCCTTCTTTGCAATATTCGGGATCGTCTAATATATAAACTATTTTTTGCAATATGCACTTTCCGGTGTACTGTTCGCGATCCCATTCATTCAACGCCACATAATCGCCTGTGCGATATGGACGATCGTTCTTTCTGACTTCAAAACTCTTTATCCCGGCTGCTATTTCGTCGAAATACTCCGGCAATATCTTTAATGTGTGTATCATTTCCCGATTACTCCATATCCTTTATTTTTTGTTCAGCATCTTCTTTTGTGAGAAATACCGTCTTTCCTAATTTTTCTAAATCTGAAATTCTAAATTTCCCCGTATTAATCCATTTTTCTAATCTTCCCGAACGATATTTACACCCGACAATATAAACAGTAGTTCCAATTTCACAAGGAATTTCTATAAATAATTTTTTTCTTTTCATATTGGTGCCTATGCAGCAGGTTTTTACACCTGCTGCCCTTTCTTTTTTCGTTTTGAGATATAGCCTTCACAATCCGGCGTGTCTCTTAATTTGCTTATCTTCGCGCCGCCGTAATATCCGCGCATCTGTGATAAATGCTTTTTGCATTTTGTGTTGTTGCAACGATTATCACAAAATTTTGCGAAACCGTCCGTATCTACAATAATTACCGGTCTTTCTATCATTTCCCCGCCCTTTCCTTGCACTTCATCATAAGATCCTGCAATATATAAATTTCGTTTTCCGTCAAGTAATTACTAACCGCCGTTAATTCTTTGGTTGTGCGTGCCGCCCAATACTTCAAGTCGCTTTCTATGGTTGTAATTTCAATTACTTTCGTATAGATCATAACGTCTATAAGTTCCGCCAATTCCTCGTATCTGATAACCGCCGTCTGTCCTGCTGCCACTCTTAAAACCTCTAATCCGGTGTCTGTTAAAAGTGCCTCGCATTTCTCGGTTGTGTCGGTCTGTACGGTGTATGTGGTCTTTGTTCCGGCGTAATCTGCTATGTATTCCCATTTTGCGCCGGTGTTTTCTTTCCACCCCTGCCAAAACTCCGTATCAAATAAATCTGAACCGATAACCGCGCCCATGAAATAATTTACCGTCATGCCGTTAAATTCCTTGTATCGGTTAATTTTGCCGTTAATTATGAGTGTTCGGCGGTCTGTGTTATCCGGTGCCGGTGCGTTGTATGTAACTTTGGTTTCCGGCTCATTCATAAATTGCGGTTGTGGCTTGTCCTGCGCCTCATTCTCGGCTTTTACCGGTTCCTTCGGTGTTTCTTTCGTCTCTGCCTCTTTTGGCGGCTCTTTGGGTGCCTCCTGCTGCTTGTCCGGTTTCTTAATTGCTTTTACTTCTCCGGCGGTTAATGATCCGGTTTCTTTGTATGTTTCATATAATGCCTGCTGCGCCGCATCGTCTAAACCGGCTATTTTGTTTGCTGCGTCGGTGCTAATCTTTCCTGCTGCAAACTCATTTTTAAAAGGTTCTATTAACTTGCCGTCTATGTGTTCCAATGTTCCTACTTTGGTTTTATTGGTTCCCAAAACCTCGGCTATGACGTTTTGCAGCTTTCCCGATATTTTATTATCTTTCTGCCATTCTGTTAAAAGCTGTCGAACCTCTTTTATTTCCTGCATTTTCTCGTAATCGGTTCTCTCTCGCTGTGTCGAATTGGTAAAAATCAAAATCAGCCGGTTTTTTATGCTGTCCTCTGCCGTTTCAATCTTGCAGGGGATCATTTCATATTCTGTTTTTCCCTCTGCAAGTAATTTCAAAACCGCAAGCCTTCTTTTATGTCCGGCTATAATCTCGTATTCGTCGCTATCCGGTATCGGTTTTACAACCGGGTATTGCTGTATTCCTACTAACTCAATCGTGCGGGCGGTTTCCTCGATCTCTTTATCGTCCATGTGGTAAAAATTTTCTTTGCCTGCTGCCGGTCTTAATTTATGTACGCTCAATTTAACCGGTTTCCAGTCGCTTTTTACCTCTTTTTTGCTTTCATCATTTAAAAAAACGTTAATGTCAAAACCCATTGTGCGCCTCCTTGTACCTAAATTGGGTATCGTCTAGTAAATACTAGGCGTTACGGTATTTTTACATCGTGTAATTTGATATTCAGCTTATACCAACCGTCTAACTCTAAAATAAATGTTATGTCGCCGGTTTTGGCACTTACCTGCGTTATAATGTCCGTTACGTCCATTGTGTGCGTTTTGCCGCCCTTCTCAAATTGGATCTTGTCGCCTATCTCATAAGGACATTCCGCTTTAAACTTAATTTTCTGCATCTTCGCCCTCCAAATATTCCAATACGAATTTTTTATAATCCTGCGCGGCTCCGCATCTTACGGAATATTCCACAAGCGGCATTTTTGCAAATGTGCTTTCGTTTACTTTCTTTTCTGTTCTGCGGATCCACTGATTAAATACCGGTACGCCATGCGCTTTTAACCACTCTATGCCCTGATTGTTTACATCGTTATTCTGATACTGCGTGATGATGCACCCGGCAAAATGTAAATTCTCGTTGAAATCTTCCTGCACCTGTGCGATCTGCTCTAAAAGAATGTCTAAACCGTCAAATGAATACTGATCCATGAATACCGGCACTATTACATCGTTTGACGTTACAAGAGCGTTAATGATGCTCATGTTAATATCGGGCGCATTATCAATAATGCAATAATCGTACCCTTCTACTGCTGCCAACGCCTTTTTAAATCTTGTCTGCTGCTGCCTTCCGGTGTCTACAATGGTGCGCAGGTTCGCCTCTAATAAATCCATGTTGGCGGTTATGATGTCGATGTTTTCATAATCTGTTTTTTTGATAATCTCCGATACATCAATATTTCTTTCTAACATCATGCGCGCAACGGTGTTTTTGTCCTCTGTATCGTACTTCTTAAACGCCTTTGATGTATTACCCTGCTTGTCATTGTCAATAATGAGAGCTTTCTTTTTGTGTACCTCTGCCAATGTGTACGCCATGTTTACGGCTGTTGTTGTCTTTGCTACGCCGCCCTTTAAACTGATGATTGAAATTGTTTGCATTTGCTGATCCTCCTTTTATTCGTGCATTTTAAGCATTTCTACTATTTGTTTTGTCTGCCCTTCCATTGCGATATGAAATGATTTTTCTGTTTCCTCTACGAAACTTTCTATAAACTTCATATCATCTTTAAGTATTAACGTTGAACCGTATTCGCAATTCAAAAATGCAGCATGAAAAATTTTCGATACCAAAACCGGCAAATCGTAATAAATCATTCTCTGTGCATCACAAAAATTACTATCGCGTTTTTCTATCGCTGTTAATTGTTTTTCCATTCTGCCTCCTAGTTAAACGGTAATTCCTCGCCGTCCGGCATCTGTATAAAGTCATCGCCCGCCGGTTCGTTTCCTGCTACCCGCTTGCTTTCCGCGAACTCTTGTTCCTCTGCGATAAATTCCGTAATGTAAACTTTTTTGCCCTCGTTATTTGTGTACGTCCTTGTTTGGCAACGCGCGGCTACTAATAACTTAGTGCCTTTCTTAAAATACTTTTCTGCAAATTCGGCGGCTGTGCCGTATGCTACGAAATTTATAAAATCTGCCGAAGGCTCGCCCTCTCTTTTATATCTTCTGTCAACCGCCAATGTGTAATTTACAACCGCAACCGGCTTTTCGCTCTGTGTGTAGCGTATTTCCGGATCCCGCGTCAAACGCCCCATGAAAATACATTTATTCATGCTGTGCCTCCTCTGTAATATTTAATTATCGTGTCTGCATCGACACAACTATCCACCGCCTCTAATGCTGTTTCCGGCGGTACGCCTGCGGCTAATACCGTTTTTAACTTTTCAAGCTGATATAAATAGCCGTCAAATGAATATGCGTGTTTCTCGGCTGCGTATATGTCGGCTGCTGCCTCTGCTGTTTCTAAATCCGCTAAATATGCAATGTTGTTTAATAACTCGCCCTCTCTTTCCCGCTGCTTTATTGCCTGCTGACGGAGGGCGTTTACTAATTCAGTTAATGCCATGTGCGCCTCCTATAAATACGATTTGCCGTAACGCTTTCTAAATTCTTCCCGCGTTCCGATCTTGTTTTCATATATTGCCTGCCCCAACATTTTAGATAACTTTTCAGCCATGATATTTTCATGTATGCGCTCAATCTGTTTCCCCATGTTATGACACTTATTGCACGTCGGAACCTTCAAGCCGTCCTGCTCCGCTAATTCTCTAATGCCGTTACCGAATAATAAATGATGCTCACATTCTGCCGGTTTCCCGCAAAAGAAACATATACCGTCGTACTCTGTTACAATGCTTTTTGTTTTACTCATTTTCTGCCTTTCTGTATATTCTCGGAAATGCAATATAGTAAACCTTGTATGTGAATATCCAATAGTACCCGGCTTTTATGAACCGCCAATAATTAAGCATGATATATAACCGCCCTAATATCGGATTTTTGATATACTCTATTTCTATTTCCGGTCTGATAATGTAAATTTTCTTTGGTTTCATTTTCCTCCTATCGCCTGCGCCTTTTCTTTGTCGGCTCCGGCGTTCCTTCTGCTGCCTCGCGGGCTTTTCTCAAATACTTAACGCAATATGTATCTATGTGAAAGCCGTTTAATATGTTGATTGCCTCTAATTCTGTTATGCCGCACCGCTCCTGCAGGTCTTGCCGTAATCGTCTACGCTCGCCTATGTCTTGCATACCGTTATACGGCAGGGCTTTCGCCTTTTGGTTGTATGCGTATGCGATGCTTGGCGTTAAAAGTTCTGCCATATAACCTCCTTGCTATGCTGTAATGCTTTTTACTTCACTTGTCGGCTGCTTTCCGTTAAACACTACAATCATGCTTGGGAATGGTGCCGGATCCTTGCTTTTCTGTCCGTCTACCCCGAAATTAACACGCCCTTTGATAAATCGTATTTCTGCTTTTCCTAAAATGTAATCGTGAAACATGATTGTATCTGTTCGGGCGGGTATAAGCATAACCACGACGATCCCCCCCCTCGGTTGCCTCTTTGTAACATTTTTGCACCCATGCAATTTGACCGGCGTTTGTTTTTGTTTTCCTGCTGTACGGCGGGTTGCAAAATACCGTTTCGCCCGCCCATGACTGCGCCAAACCGTCCTGCTCTATGGTGTAATACTTTGCGCATTTATGGTTGTTGTCGTCTGCGCATGGATCTAATGTAAAATTAAATTCTATGTTGAGTGCATCGAAAAGATCCTGCGGTGTTCCCCAGTCGTCCTTCCCGGTGCTAAAGTGTACTTTGTCCATTGCGTGCCTCCCTTTCTGCTGTTTCTCCTAAAATTATTTTTCTGAAAATGCTTTCAAAAATTGTTACTGGTATGCTGTTGCCCGCTTGCTTGTATAATGCCATTGTGTAACGTCCGTTTTTCTTCTGTACTGCTGCCGCCGCCTCAAAATCCGCATCGCTATACCCTTGCAATCTCCAACATTCGCGCTCGGTTAAATACCGGTACTTTCCACCGCCTAAATCAATAACCTGCGCCGGTGTTCTATCCTGCCGCGCCGTAATTGTATAGGCATAATCTTTAATGACTGTTGCCCGGCGTATTCCCTTTTTGCCTATTGCGTTATAAACGCTCGGTTGTGTTACTGTGTAAACTTCTGATACGTCTGTTTCCAGATATTCCGATATACTGCGCATTTCTGTTTTTATTAAATCGTCAAAATTGAACGGTTCGCCATTTAGTACAGATATTGTAAAAACTCGCTCCCTTGCTTGCGGCAATCCGAAATCGCGCGCATCTAGTGTTTGAAAGCTATTTGTATATCCTAATTTCTGCATTTCTGATAAATAACGATTAAAGTTATGTATCATGTGTTTTGAGGTAACATTTTTTACATTCTCCCAAATGACAAAACGCGGTTTCCAATCTCCCATTTGCTGTATAATGTGTATTGTTTCCCACATAAGGCTTGATCGTGTTCCTGATCCCTCGTCTGCGCCTTTTCCTTTGTTGATCCTTCCTGCTGCCGCTGTTGCCTTTCCTTGATGCCCGGCGATGCTGAAATCTTGGCAGGGCGAACCATGTATTAAAATATCCGGTTTAAGATCCCAACCTATGACCGATTGCGTTTTATATGCTAATTCGTTTTTAAACATTGCGTTGTACGATCTTACCGCTTTTTCGTCTATCTCCACATAATCAATAGCCTTTACCGGTATTCCAATATTGCGAAGGGCGCATCGTGGCGAACCAATACCTCCGAATAATTCAAGTATTTTTATCATTTTTGTGTTCCTAACTGTTTACTTAAAAGAAACTCATACATTTCTTTATATGTTTGCGCCTGCTTTTCTGCTGCCTGCTGCCGGTCTGCCATTTCTGCCAACTGCTGCCGCAGGTTTTCCATTTCCGCAGGCTCTTTTTCTGCCTTTGTATTTATGCCAACCGATACCGTTAAACACTCGTCAAGTTGTTTCATTTCTTCCGGTGTGAGTGTTCCGATCCATTCGCCGATCCGTTCCTCGTAAACGCTGCTTATCTGCTCGCACAATACGGTTGATGTTCTCAACGCGGAACTTGTTATAAAATGTGTTGGCAGGTCTGTTTTGGGCTGTGTCGTCATATAGACAACTTCATAAACGCCGCTATGCTTGTTATTTGCATCATTTGAAACAATAACCGCAGGTCTGTCTGCTTTCTGCTCGCTGCCGATGCTTTGGCGGGTATCACGAATAAAATAAATGTCGCCTCGCTTAATCATTTACCGTTACCCCCCCATATAAATAATTTTTCTGTCGCTCTG